AAAATAATTATTTATATTCGATTCGGTATAGAGCTAATACAAATGTGCCAATTGAGGCATTTTTTAATCAATTAAAACATTACTTAAAATTAAGAAGTCCTCAAAATTATTTAGAAATAGTAAGTGAAACAAATAATATAATTAAAAATGATATTAAAAAAGAAAATTTAGAAAATTATTTTAATTATTTATTCTTAAGAGCAAATAATTTTTTAGAAAAAAATAAATAATTAACTTAAGTTAATTTCTTAGATGTCCCATTTTTTTGTAAATGGGTGTAATATAATATTAAAATTTGAAAATTATTTATAATAATAAGTTTTATATTAATAATAATAAACTTAATAATGTCAGAATTTAATGATTTTAACGATAATTCAGAATCAGAAAAAGAAGTAAATGTAGAAATAATAAATCAATCAAATGCATTAAAAAAAGATAAAAAAAAGAAAAAAAAGCCAAAATCAAATAATACATCAAATAATACATCAAAACAAAGTGCAATGGGAAAAATAATTTTAGAAATGAGAAAAAAACAAGAAGAAGAAGAAGCAAGAATAAAAGCAATAAATGATGAAGAAGAAAGAAAAATAAAAGAAGAAGAAGAAAAAAAAGCTGAATACGAAAAAAAAATAAAAGAAGAACAAGAAAAAAAAAGAAAAGCAAAACAAGATAAAATAAATAAACAAAAAGAAAATTTAACATATAAAACAAAATCTGAAAAAGAGAAAGAAAAAAAAAATAAAGAAAAATTAGAACAATTAAAATTACTGGGTATAGTTACAACAGATAATCAAATTATTTTTAAACAAGATAATTTTAATGCAAAATTATCCAAAAAAATAAATTTAAATGAATCTGATATTGAAGATATAAATAAAATTGAAGATATAAATATAAATACAAATAAAATTGAAGATAATTTTAGATGTCCAATTTTAACAATATTGGGACATGTTGATACTGGAAAAACATCATTATTAGATAATTTAAGAGAATCAAATGTTCAACAAAAAGAAACTGCAGGAATAACACAACAAATTGGATCAACATTATTAACCCATGATATTATTTTAAAAAGAACAAAATTTATAGATAAAAATAATACATTAAATATAAAAATTCCTGGATTATTATTATTAGATACACCTGGTCATGAAACATTCATAAATTTAAGAAAAAGAGGGTCTAAATTAGCAGATATAGTTATAGTAATAATAGATTTAGTTCATGGTTTAGAAACTCAAACAATAGAATCAATTAAATTATTAATTGAATCAAAAGTTCCTTTTATATGTGCATTAAATAAAATAGATAGATTATATGGATGGAATAAAAATATAATAAATAAACCAATACAAGAAATAATATCAGAACATAATTTAAATACTCAAAGTGAATTTGAAAGCAGATATGAAAAAATTAAAATACAAATTATGGAGTTAGGTTTAAATTGTGAATTATTTTGGAAAAATAAATCTTTTGAAGATACTATAAATATATGTGTTTGTTCTGCATTAACTGGTCAAGGTATAGGTGATTTAATAAATTGTGTTATTATTCAAACTCAAACTATTTTAAAAAATCAAATAATAGTAAAATCAGAATTTGATTGTGTTGTTATGGAAGTAACAAATATTGAAAATTATGGTTATACAATTGATTGTATATTAAAAAATGGTAAATTAACTATTGGAGATATTATTAATATTCAATCATCAATACCATCAGAAATAATTACTACACAAGTAAAAAATATTTTAACTGTTCCTTATAATCGAGAAACTAAATCTACATCTATTTCTCAATATATTTTTAATAAATCAATTACAGGAACTGTTGGAATTAAAATTATTGCTAATAATTTAGAAAAAACATTAATAGGTACAAATATTATTTTAGGTACAATGGAAGAATATAATATTTGTGATAAATCAAATTCTAATACAAATTTATCTTTTGAACTCGATCCATTAGGAATATGTCTTTATACATCATCACAAGGTTCTGCAGAAGCACTTATAGATTTTTTACGAAAAGAAAAAGAATTTTCAATACTTATATCTCAGGTTAATATAGGATCAGTAATGAAAAAAGATTTGATAAAATTATTATTAAATAATAAAGATAATTCTACATTAGAATATATGTGTGTACTAGTATTTGATGTTAAAATAAGTGAAGATGCTGAATTATATGCAAAAGAAAATAAAATAAAAATATTTCAAGATAACACAATATTTCGTTTATATGAACAATATAAAAAATATTTAATACAAATTTTTGAAGAAAAAAAATTAAGAGCAAAAAATAATGCTGTATTTCCATGTGTACTTAAAATTATTGAATCAGATATTTATAATAAAAAAAATCCTTTAATAATGGGTGTTGAAATTATGGAAGGTAATTTACATTTATTAACACCTTTAATTATATTACCATCAAAAACATATATAGGAAAAGTTATAGGAATTCAAATAAATAAAAAAGATATTCAAATTGGTGTAAAAGGTCAAAGAGTTTGTATTAAAATTGATAATCAAGAAAATCCTAATATATCATATGGAAGACATTTTACTCATACAGATATATTATATTCAAATATATCAAAAAAATCTATTGATATTTTAAAAGAATATTTTAAAAAAGATGTATCAAAAGATGATATAAAATTAATGATTGAATTAAAAAAATTAATTGGATTTTAATGAAAATTATTAATTACTTATATTTCTAAAATATTTATATGCTATTTATATTGTATTTATTGTCTTTATTTACTAAATTTATTATTATTATTTTATTTATATATTTTAATATTATATTTTTCTATAAATATTTTATAAATGAATTAATGTAATATATATATAGTTTTTACAATGATTTAATTTTATATAATAAGATAAATTTAAAGTAAAACATTTTTTAATGCAGTAATATTAGTTTATATAATAATATTTTAGATGATTAATATTATAATTATATGAATATTGAAAAATAAGAGTTAAGAGTTTATGAGGAATTAGATTAAATATTATATAACTATATCAAATAAATAAGTAAAAAAATTTAAAAATTGAAAATTTAAATTCTTGAAAATCCTAATAATTATAATACAAATGAGAGATAGTATTTAACATTACTAACAAACATATAAAAATTTATCCAAAATAAACAATGACTAGTTCTTCTGAACAAGCAAAACTTACAATTATTAAAGCTTTGAATAAAGTTGCTATTGATTATTCTAATAACAAATTTATTATACCAGATAACATGGATAATGTATTAGGATTGCTTTATTATGGAAATCATAAAACATATAAATTTATTAATCTAATTGGTGAAGGTAATATTGGAAATTGTAGAGTGCAATTATACGAATTCTTTTGGTATACAGAACAAGTGTTTATTAGCATTGTAATACCTAATAAAGCAAAATCAATTGCAGAAATGTCTGTTGAACAAATTATTAAAATAATTGATTTACTCTTTATTACTGATAAGTATAATAAAATTTGCAAAAAATGCATTAGCATTACAAATAAAAATATGATTTTTTTTCATAAAGAAAATAAAATACGTCTTGTTAATATGTATTATATAGATGAAAATGATAATTTAACAATTATATCAAGTATCAAAGATGAAAATGAATCACAAGTGGATATTAACTCAAACTTGCAACCTGTTATGAATGTTTCTCAAATATATTATCATCAACAATATCCATTTCCTAAGGAATATTATTATCAAGTAAATCCTTATCAATATTATCATCAAGGATTTACAAATTATATTCCTCAAGTATTTTTCATTAGTAATTCTAATTAGAAAAATATTTTTAATCTATTATCATAGGTTTCTTTAAAAACTTTGATAATTTTTGGATAATTTTTGTAATGTATTTAACTTTTATTTAATAGGATATAAATATTATTAATTTAATTAATCAATGTTAAGTATTTAAAAGTTATAATAAATTTTATATATTAGTAAATTTTTCCATTAATTTTAAATTTTATTTCTTTATATTGTCTACTTAATGTTTGAGAAAAAGCTATCATTATTGTAAAAATTAATGTTTCAGTATATAAATTTTGAATTTCACTATAATCAATATTATTAAAAATAAATGGAAAAGGTATCTTTCTTGTAAAATTACCAATTAAATATACAATAATAACTATTAATGTAAAAGTTAATAATATATTTAATAATAAAATAGTTAGTGATGTTGAATTTACATATTTAAATTCAAAGTCTTTACTTCCTAAATAAAAAATATAATTGTCAAGTAAATATATAGAACTTAAACCTAATATAATGTTAATTATAGTTACAAAACTTATTGCTAAAACTATTGATAATATTGTTAAAAAATCCTGTTCAAATAAATTATGCATTGAATTTAATGTCATTTAAATATTATATAATGTAAATATATAATTTAATTTTACAAATTCTAAACAATATTTATAATTTAATAAAAATTTAAAATATATAATTAAATTATATTTATGAATAAAATAATATTTTTAATAATTTTATTAGTGATTTTAATAATTTTTTATATTTTTAAATTAAATGAAAATTTTGAAATTCAAGAAGAAAATTCAGGTGTATTCAATTATTTTTATGGAAAAATTATGAATCCTTATCGTTATCCAATGTTAAAATTTTTTAATAATGATATTCAACAACCAATTGACTCTTAATTTCTCTTAAAATTATATCCATGATTGTAAAAATTTACATCTCCTTAAAAATATTTGTTCAATAATATAAATATTTTTTTAATTACTATGCATAGATAAGATATTGTTTTTAATTCTTATAAAATATATAATTATGTTAAATCATATAAAAACTGCATCTATTATTAATATTAAATATAATTTAATTATAAAAAACATTAAAATTAATAAAAAATGCAAGTAATAATTATATTTCTCCTTACAGTTCCAATAATAATTTAATTGAAATAATATTTAGTATAATAAAAAATAAATTTAAAAATAGAAATATGTAATATAATTTACATATTTCTATTTAAAGGTATATAAATTTATAAAATCATGGGTATTAATTATTAAATAAATTATAAAATATATTTTATATTATAAATTTATACTATGGAAACATATAATTTTATTATAATATTAATTATTATTTTAATTTTTATAAAATTATTTATACACAGAGAAAATTTTGATGAATGTGCAATATATGGTGATAATTATAATCAGTGTTATAATAGTGGTAATTGTACAGTTATGATTGACTTGAAAGGAAATTCTTTTTGCACAAATAAATTTGTTTAATCTAAAAATTAATTAAATTTATTTGTTTAATTTTTTAATCTAAAAATTAATAAAATTTATTTGTTTAATTTTTTAATCTAAATTAAATTACAGTTTTTTATTTTACAGCGATGTCAATTTTAAATGAGACATAAAAATTAATCTTTATATTTTTTTGGTTTTTTATGTAATCTATTGTTTAAATTTTCTGTCTTGGCTTTTAATTTATTTTTATCATAAGCATTATAAAAATAATTTTCATAATGTTCTTTTTTTATATTTTTAATTCCA